CCCCTCGCCGGCGGGGGCTTCGCCAGCCGGGGGGATTTCGCCTTCGGGCCCGGGAGGGATTGCGCCGGCGGGCATTTCTTCTGGGCCGCCGAGACCCATTCCGCCTTCGGGTGCACCCATTCCACCTCCAAGAGCCCCGGCCGTTTCTGCCATGGCCATTCCTTCTGCCACTTGTTGCAAGGATGCATCTTGTTTGCGATCATAATACATCTCCCTTTGGTTCCGAATAAAGTCCTCCGAAGACATTCCAAAAACATGTTCCGATACCCAGCGGCGCGAAAAATATCCTTCAGTGGCGGAGCCTGCAATATCAAACTTTTGCTTCCAGTGCTCTAACTCTTGAAGTTCGGCGATCTTGGAAGGATTGTTGAGGGACAGACTAAAGGCTAGTAAATCATCGCCCCTAAAGCCAAGAGTGTAAAGATGAATAATGCCTATTTTTTCTAACTCTGATATTATAACTCGCTGCAGCCGCTGAATGGTCCTGGCGAACCGGATGTCTTTTTGCGCTAATGTTGTCTTATCTTCTTCAGCGCCTTCTCCCATGGTAAGATATGATTGTGGAACCTTTAGCGCAGAGAACAACTTATCTCGAAGATACTTAATATCATCAATTTGTGTGATGTTCTGGGCCCCGGCGAGAGATTCGATTGTGGTGGCTGAACCTGCGCGCACGGGAATGAAATAATCTTCTTCAATGCTCATCGGGTTATACCGAAGGTCCACGCGGCCGGAGTCTGGATTAACGACGGAGTGTCTCTTGAGTTGACTTACAATTTTTTCCATGTATTGCTCAACCTCTTGAGGCGGAATTGCGCCAACATCGATCTTAAACACTCTTCTTTCTGAGGAGCGCACAACACGATAAGCCATCATGGCGTCTTCCATTAGCACCAATTGTCTCCATATACGACGAGCAGGCTCACAAATAGAAGTACCATATGGAGCATACTTATCATTACCGAGAATACGGAAGTGTGCAATCTGCCAGTTTTCGAAAGTCATACCGGCTGAATTCCACTGATATTGAACATAGTTGGGGTTGGTGGAATCTTCTCCTTCTAATCTTTCAATCTCCGGGTTTGGTAAAGCAATGACAGATTTAACTCCATACTTCTCATCGACATCTAAATATAAAAAGAAATCTCCATACTTGCACATAGTGCGCGCCCAGCCAAAAAGATTATACTGAACATTTAGAATGTTGCTATAAAGGATTTCGAGGACGGCTGTGATTTCTTCGTTCGGACATTTGACATTCAACATTGGACGTAAATCAGAGTATGTTGTCATTTCATCTGCGTAAATATCCATTGTTGAAGCAATCTCTGGCGTATATTCCATTTGATCAAAATCAACATAGCGCTCTGTTCTTCTTTGATTTGCAATCGCGTTTGTCGCAATTGAATCGAGGGGGTTGTATAGGGTCTTTTTAAATTGCTGCCCTGACGCAGTCTTGAACCGTGAGGCGAATTTATCTAAATGTTGTCTTCTAATCCGGCGCCCTGTCTGGGAACGATAGTTGACAATCGGACCTGAGAATAATCTCGTTAATGCCTTGAATAATTTAGATTCTTGGTTTGCGGGGTTCTTGCTGGGTGCTGCCATGTATTATCTCACTTTATAATCCACTTATATTGATCATATAAGTTTTTTGCTTCACTTATCTTATCAAAAATATTATCTTTTTTGTAGCCATGTTGACCTTTAATTTGCGTATTAATGGTTGTTTTAGATTTAATTATTGCGTTGGCGAAAGCTTTTTGATAATTTAAATCGCGGGCGTTGGCTTGAAGCGCTGTGTCTCTGACCCAGCATGCAATTGCTAGCGCCATAATTAAATCATCATTGTATCCTTTCATCGCTTGGGGTTTTCCATTCTTCCAAATAAATGTTTTCATCTCATTTACTATTCGAGACGAATATACTGTAATTAGTTTATTTCTGATAAACTCTTCTAATTTGGCCACTATTAAGGGCCTTGTCTTCATCGATGTTGTAAATCCGGGGATGGCGCTGGTACGTACTTCTGCCTGATGTTGCTCGATATATTCGTGTGTTGACTTAATTGAATGATATAAGTTGGGGTACCCATAATCAATCAATTTATCTAAAACTGAATATCCAATATTGTTGTTCTCCACCACCAGCATGCAGTTGCCATACTCTCTCCCAATCTGGTTAAGCATTCCAGCAAACATGTCCAATGTCGGCTTTCCTTGATATTCGCCAACTATCTCAAGTGTTTCTAATTTTATAATATGGAAAGTTGAATAATCGGCGCCGTCACCCCTGGCCACATCAGCAACCATTAAATAATTACATGTGGGATCAAATTCTTCCCAAATCCAAAAATTACGATCAAATCCTGTTCGATGTTTGGGCTCCTTCACTGTTGTTAAGAGCCACCCCATGCACTCTGGATCAATCACAGTCTCGCCAGAAGTGTTGAAATTGCATTCGAGTTCTTGCGCAATTTGACGCTTGGACATATTTTTAGTTTCTTTCTTATACCAGGCTTCGTCCCTATCTGGATGAACATCCCAGCGAAGCGTCGTCAGATGAAAATTGTTTGTGCCACCTTCTGCATCGGCGCACACCTTATGAAACCAATTGCCCACGCCATTGGGGGTTGAAAGCGCAATGCAGCGGCCGCCGGTCGATAGTGTGGGATATAGGCCGGTCCACAGTTCCTCAAGATTTTCGATGTGAGCGGCCTCGTCAAGAACCAAAAGAGACAACGCTTCTGAACGGCCGGCGTCACCGGAGGTAGAGGCGGCTTTAATCGATGAACCATTGGAAAGCTCAAAAGATGTCCTGTTGTCAACANCAATCGTGGCTATTTTTAGCCAGTCTGGCAAATTGCGCATGATGCTCTTCACTTTCTTAACAAGGTTGCCGGCTGTCGCGAACTTGGTTGCCATGACAAGAATGGCTTTATCTCTGTGGAATAACATCATCCAAACAACGTAGCCCGCTGTAATCGTTGAAATTCCAAGCTGTCGCGCTTTTAATATAACGTTGAATCTATAGTCGTTAAACTCTTTGAGCAAACCATCTTGGAAGTCGTATGTATCAAATAAAATCAGCCCGTGCATCGGGTGTGATATACGGGCGTATGTGTTAAGAAAGTAAGACGGATCTTTGCCGCACTTTAAAATCTCTTTGACTCTTTGTTTTTTGTCTAATTGGAAACTCATACATCTTTATTTTAGTAGTAATCTTCCGGGCGCTCCATTAACTCAACCAAAACGCCAAGATCGTTCTTGATCGTGTCCATTTTCTCTAGCACCCCATTTACAAGGTCCGAGATACCAAGTCTCTCCATCGCTCCCTCGTCGAACAAGGGCACTAGATTTTTGCCATATTTCCAACGAAAATTGACATCCACATCGCCGACCACTTCAACTAGACCTTCCTGTACTTCGAGATGGGCGCCCAGCAACTTGTATAGCTGATCGGAAACCAGACCTCTCTTGGCGCCATCACCTGCGACATCGCGTAAATATTCGTCATCATTCTCCCCTTGGCGCGGTGATTCCGTGAGGGTGCCTCTGATCATTGTCTTGAGGTCTTCTAATTGAAAATCGTCGGCGGGAGTTTCGGACTCCTCTTTGATATACTCTTCCATAATGATTCGATAAAGATCTTTGCGAGATATTTGCATGCGGTTACTCTCCGCTGGTTTTTGGGCGCTTATCGTTCTTGGGGCGCTTGCCTAGACCACCTTTATCGAGAAAGCTTTGCCAGCCATCTTGTAGTTTGTCGTTTGAATATTGAGGAACAGTTTCTGCCTCGCTGCCTTTTATAATGAAGGTTTTGCCGGCAGTAACCCATGATCGTACGCGGGATGAATTTTCTACGCGAACATCAATATCGCCTTCTTGCTTGAGTTTCACAGAGCTTCCCGTGACCTTCCGATATTCTTTCTTTAGAAATGAAAGAATATCCGTGAGTCTTTGGTCGATCTCGCCTTCAAAGCCTTTCGCATAGACTTCTTTTAATTGTACTTCGGCGTGGTATGACAAAACCATCTTGTTGCCGAAGAAGCGAACGTTGAAGCCATCCATAACTCTCTTATCGATTAAAGGGTTGCCTTGCTCGCGTTGGAGACCGACTTCTACAAGCTCACCTTCACTATCGCGGGCGCCATCATAAGAGTTTGCGGCTGCTTGTGATAGACCTTGGATTATGTCATAAATGGATGCCATTGTTTACTTCTTCCTTCTGATTCTAATTACGCGGCGCTTCTTGCCTTCTTGCGCTACACGGCGCCTCTTGCCTTCTTGCGCGGCCGCTTTGCCGCGCTGGCCGGCGGCGCCGGCGCCCCACGAGGAACCGAGCTTGCGGCCTTGTGACAACGCCGTCACGCCACTTGGGCCGGCGGGGGCGCTTTGTGATCTCTGTACTGGCGGCCGTCGCTCACCTCCTGGCATTGATGCGGCCATCTCGGCAGACTTCTTCGCGCGATCTCTGGTCTTGGTGCGCGCGGAGCTAGCTATTCTTTGAACATCTGATTCGTCTATACCCATTTCGAGCATCAGGCCGGCAAGGAACTCGGCGCGGTTCATGGGAGGTTGCTTTCCGATTATCTCTTTCATCACAACTAATGCTTGCTGGACGCGGGGGGCCTTGAGTTGCAGCTTAAGTGCTGCGCCGCCTGTAAGCTCCCCTGCGGCTGCCATGCCGATGGGCTCTCCCAACTCCTTGCCGGGGCCGACACCGGATGGGTCAGACTTGGAAGGGGGCGGGCCCCATTCCCCCGGGGCCTCTACAGAGCCGCCGGCTGCTCCGGACGTGCGGCGCCCTTTGCTGAGAAGGCCTAGACGCTGCGCGGCCGATTTTGCCCATCCGCGGACCTCGTCGAGTTCTCCCTCTTCTTCAAGAACTTCCAAAATGAGTTCTTCTAATAATTGTTTATTTATTTGCATTTTTTGGTCTCCATCCTTTTAACCATCTTTCCTCTCTATCATCAACATATTTAATATAACAACCGTGGCAGCAATCAAATTTAGTGATACAAACATCGTCCATGGATTTCTTTGGAAAAGTTCCGCAAACAGAACAATATTTTAGAGACTCTCTATTAAGTAGTTTTTTTGTAACCTTTATTCCATTTATATCTATTTTCTCTTTCCATTCTTCATTTTTCTTGATTTTCTGATAAAATTCTTGCATCTGGTGCAGGTATTCTTTCTCTTTCTCATCAGTCCAATTTGAGTTCGGATTTACTATTGCTTCGTCACCATATTTTTCGGCAATTGCTTTCTCTGTGGCGGCGATATTGTTTAGATTTTTATCTTTCATCGAACGCCTTGTATGCTCCATATGTGGCTGCGGACCCAATTACGACTCCGCCGATAAGCCACCACGCCTTGTTGCGCGGAGATGTCTTTTTTAATGACTTAACAAGTGATTGTATTTCTTTATCTTTTTGTACAATGAACAAATCATATTCTTGAGAAAGTGCTTTGTGTTCTATTCTTAAACTTTCGATTTCATATCGGTGAAGTTCTCGCTGCTTGCTTAGTTCGTATTGCACCACACCATCGCATGCATATTGAAACCGATCATAACCCGAGAGTGTCTCTGCTGTTGCTAGTTTATTAAACAAAACGCCCTCAAAGGGGGCACACTGGTTCTCTCCTAAGATGGTGAATTGGGCTGTCTCAGCATGTGCCGGAGACGAGATCATTAATAGCAAATTAAGGAGNAACATATTCAAACCCNAGNGTGGTCTCTATATCTTTAATTAGTCCTTTTTTATCTTCGCTGAACTTTCTTGCATATTCTCGTGTTTTCTTTTCTCGCTCTTCTTCCAGTTCAACTAATGTTCTCTCGTAATCTTTTTCAATCGCAGCTATGGAATTAAGATAGCTTTCCATAAGCAGCTGCTTCTCTTCTATCTCTTGCTTGTGAATCTCTTTGAGTCCTTGAATCTGGGCTTCGTTAGACTCAACCATGGTTGTATATGCTGATTCCATTAGATGATAATCATAACGAGTCTTTAGGACTATCACCGCAGCTAGCAATACTATTGCAATTATTTTCCAATGTCTGAAAACAAATTCTAAAATCTGTTTCTTAATCATTGTATCCTCGCAATCTGGCTATGGCGTCAATAATTGTCTGACCACCGATATAGATCGCTGAGATGATTACCCAATCCTCACTGGTCACGTGACCTGTGAATGTTAATGTTGTCGCCGTTGACCATACTAGTAGTTTACGGGATGTTAGTTTTGCTAGCCATGTGTCAACGAATGCTTTTGTTGTTGCCATCATTTTTTACCTCTCTTTTTCTTTGAAATTTCGACTGCTGCTAGCTGTGCTAGCGCAGCCTTTTTTGGTTTTGGTTTTTTAGATAGTTCTCGGCCACTTGAACACGATGCCGCCTTATAGCCGCCTTTGACCTTCTTAATTTTTTCATCTAGATCAAACATGTCTGATGGTGCGGGCTCGCCGAAACTTGCGTGATGCAAAATCTCTATTGCCTCATTCAGAATTTCATTCAAAATCTTCTCTGCAGCATCTTCAGAAAGGCTTTCTATATCGACCTGAACCTTTCCTCGTATTGCCAAAAGCGTATCTCGGGCGCCGCGGTGTTCTGGTTCAGGTTCGGTGGCTTCTGGGGTTATTTTGCTAAACAGTCGCGATGCCCAGTCCTCTGAGTCGGGATTATATGCTTCTTCTATCTCTTCTTTGATGATCTGCCTAAGTTGGGACTTGGTGATCTTCATTTTTTTCCTTCGTTAAAACTATCTAGCTGCGACAATGCTTTGGATCTTTCTCTTTCATATGATTTAAATTTCATGTCAAAGTCATTCAGCAACGCCCTTAAGCTATTGTCAAGTTTTGTAAATGCCCTCATCATCTCCAAACCGTCTTTTTGTGAGATTCTAGTAAACTCCTGATAGGGGTTTTTTCCTTCGACTTGTTCATGGGTTGGTTTGAGTACTGCATCATTCCTCACCCACTCCGACGCTTTTCTGTAGTGCATTGCCCAAGCCTCCAGCCTTCTTTTAAATTCATCCATCTTTTCGACAGGAATTTTAGCGTACGCAGTTTCTTCTAAAACATGCTCAGTTTCCTCTTTAATGATCTGCTTAAGTTGGGATTTACTAATCTTCATCGCGACGTTTCCCCCCCCTATCCTTTATATATTG